TCACTCTGCCAGATGGCGCAATGCCATCTGGTATCACTTAAAGGTATTAAAAACAACTTTTTGTCTTTTTACCTTCCCGTTTCGCTCAAGTTAGTATAAAAAAGCTGAATGAGAAACGTAAAATGATATAAATATCAATATATTAAATTAGATTTTGCATAAAAAACAGACTACATAATACTGTAAAACACAACATATGCAGTCACTATGAATCAACTACTTAGATAGCATTAGTGACCTACAACAGAGCATTAGCGCAAGGTGATTTTTGTCTTCTTGCGCTAATTTTTTGCTAATCCCACCATTTCTCAAAGATCACAAAGGGGTATGGTTGGTCTGGATGGCTCACCTGATGCAGAAGTATGATTTTGTAGTGACATCATTACCTTAATAGCGAACATTTCCTTGCCGCCTCGCATTGACGCGAGGTCGCACGGAAGTATAATTCGTAGTCTTTCTACGTAGTTTAGGGAACAATATGTCGTCTAATAATCGACTCCATTATCTTGATGGTATTCGTGGCTGGGCCGCAACTATTGTTGTCTTCGGGCACACCATGGGGGGCGTGATTGCAATTGACGCACCTAATTTTGTAAATCATCAATGGATGAGCTTTTTTACAAATGCTCATCTTGCTGTTTTGGTATTTTTTGTTTTATCAGGCTACGTCCTGAGCGTTAGCCAAATCTACTCATCAAAACGTAATACTGCGGTATCCACCGTTGCAAGATTATTCAGATTGGCTCTTCCGATTCTGTTCGTAAGCCTTGTCGCATATATCATGATGAGGTTAAACCTATTTTTCAATGTTCAAGCCGCTACTAATGACATATCGAAATCGTGGTTAGGGACATTTTTCAGGTTTGAGCCGTCACTACCTGGTGTATTTTCCTTTTCATTTTTCGATGTATTTTTCGCTTATGATACTCCGACATCATACAACTCTTCATTATGGACCATGCCTATAGAAATGGCTGGGTCAATTCTAATTTATTCATACATAGCTATATTCAGAACTGAAAAATTCAACTGGATAATTTCTTCCATTTTAATAGTTTATTTCTATTTTTATAGCCCATTCATGTTCTGCTTTATGGTTGGGTATGTTCTGGCTGAACTGAAAAAAATTAACAACCTATACCTGAGTGGTAGAAATGAAATACCGTTGATATTTATTTTCTTTGCCATGATCTATCTGGATACATACCATAGGCCGGTTGATGAGATTATTCAGGCGCTTGAGGCGGTAGTATTTGTTGTTGTAATATCTTACAGCAAAACTTTATCATCGCTGTTCTCATCAAGAGCATCAAGATTTATGGGCAGGATTTCGTTTTCTCTATATCTAGTTCAGATACTGGTTATTTGCTCATGGTCTTCGTACATGAAGATTTTACTATCAAACTCTGGTATTAATATAAATATTGCAGCCTCAATAAACCTCATATCATCCATGGCTTTGTGCATATTAACAGCAAGAGCCATGACTCCTATTGATGAATTTAGTGTTAAACACTCCAAAACCATTGCTTTTAAATTATTAAATTTATGCTCTAGGTAACCAAGTCGTCAAGATGCACTTTAAGCCCCATAAGGGGCTTTCCATTCGCTCAGGTCTATCGAATCCACCATCCTGGCATACTAAAATGTTAATCGATATGCCATCAATCACTTCTTTCTCTTCATCCATTTCTGCCACGTAAATTGCGGCAATCGTATGGACGCTTTTCCTCAATTGGTTCATTATTTTTCCGATATGTCACACCCCATATTTAGATTTCAACGTTATTAGATCACTCGCAAACTGTTCCTTCAGCATTGGATATTTAGCTTGCTAATGCTGCATGATTGCTTCCATCAGTTAAAGATGCAGAACTAAAAGCTAACGTAAGAAATGAAACATTCTCTTGATATGCTTTACTTAAGCTTTTCAGCTCTTTTTTGTATAGATAAGCATTTATTGTTGATTCTGAAATAATTTTATACTCCAGCTACTGACAGAATTTACTATTTGATGAATTGTGTTTATCTCCTAATGAGTGCTTAACATTTTAATTCATTACAATTTCCTTATATTCAAGGTATTTTTCAAGATCTTGCTCACAACGGAATATTGATACTAATTGACTTTCATCATTAGTTGAAAGTTGGATGTATAGATTCATCAATAGTCCTTAAATAGTATACCCACTTACACCAACAGTTAAGCTAGATACTGATGATGTTGTCCAAGTGAATGTATAATAAATTGTTTGAGGGTTCTGGATTAGAAGCTCATAGTAAAAATCGACGCCAGTAGATCTACTTAAACCAGCATATGCCTGGAAATACCCTACATCCTGGGTATCAGAAGCAATTGAAGCAGCTGCATAACCATCACCTTCCCCTGTGTTACAAAACACATAACCAGTACAGGTTGCTGCGTTTTTCGGGATCGCGTTTGTAAGAGAAATTGGAGTATACCCACCTGGGTTGCTACTGGTTGACAGTACATCAACTCGCTGGGTAGCGAACTTTCTCCCTCTTTGGTACCCAATTTTTAACAGCGCCCCAGATGTTGTTCCCCACACCGATACCAAAGCGCTCGCCGTATATCCTGCTGGCATGTTTGCACCACCATATACCGTGGGAGCAATAATAGAAGTGACGTCCTGAGCAAGTAATGCCGAGGTATCTGTCGTCGGGTTATAAATCAGGTAAATTGCAACCCAACCACTGGCTGGCGCACTACCAGTATCCATGCCACCCGCCCCAGTCGTGGTGAGATTGATGGTTTTGTTGACCGAGCTTAAACGGTACTGCTTACCAGATAATGACTCACCAACAATGACTTGATCAGCAGTGAACGTTGCTGATGCCGACGCTATTGCCACGCTCATTTTCTGGTTAACAGCCTGACCAACCACGCCGGTGAATGATTCTCGCATCTTGAGGTAATCACTTAGCGGCGACCACCCAGCTGAAGAAGTATTAGGGTCGTTTGTGTTGTTGTTGATAGTGCTGATATAAATCGTTGCGCCGTCATCACTGATGAGAACAGCTCCAAGAGGATACCCTCCAACCGCCGTTGAAAAATCTGAGTCAAAAGCATTAAGAGCGCCTGCGCTAGACCATCTGCAAAGGGAAGACAACTCATACAAGATTTGATTCATGTCCTGCCCTTTGGGAGGAAGGCCCCCGGCAGATTTCAAAATCATTGTTATTGGTGGGAATCCTAAATCGTAGGATGCTGTATTATCTCCAGCTGGAGTTGTCGGCAGAAGATCCTCTCTTTGACCATTTACTCCAAAAGGTTTTGGTTGTTTTTTGGGTGAGTCAGAGCGATTCATACTTAATTCCTATAAAATGTGCCATCATTAAACGGGTAGGCGTCAGATGAAAAACCGAAATAAGGACTAATAATTTTTCGAATATTTACCTGAACACCACTAGGAACTGGCATTACTTCATAATTTGTGAGAATAGATTCCTCGTATGGTGCAAGTTCAAACTCGAATGTTATTCCAATGGTCATATCTCGATAATTCACACAGTATGCCCTTCCTCTTTGAAAAAATAATATCTTTAAAAACTTGTTGATTTCTGGAATCGTAGCAATACTTATGTTCGTAAACGCTTTGCAAAATATGAGTGTTCTGTAAGCCTCGTCACTCAATCTAACATTTGTTGTCTCCTGTGCTCCTCCAAAAAAAGGAGAGTTGTTGAACGGAGCGGGGTAATTTGGTTCTGCATTATCAGCTTCACTGAATCCGAAGGAATTGGTCTCTATAGGTGAGTTAATATAGCGACTTATCCCTACTATTTTCCCCCACATATCCAGGCCGAATGTATCACAGGTAGTCAAATCCCATACTTTTTTAATAAACTCATCAGTGAAATCATCAAGGCTAATTGCCTGATTAAAGGTATCAATGATGGATAGTAATTTTTTGCTTGCAGAGTACTGGGTAAGAATTGTGTCCTCCCACATACATTTCCCCCTACGATAATGTAACAGTGATATCTGATTCCTGAATGGTTGGAACCTGGTCTATGCCCATAGTCACAGCCGGTCCGTATAGTGAACCATCGAGAGAAACTTCAAGAGACAAAATTCCAACTGTATCAGGAGATATTGAAATAACAGGGGCATAGTATTTACCAGCATTTATCGTCGAACCAATTCGTGCCTTTCCAATACCCTCATATCCTCCATTGAACACAGTGACAATCATTTCCTTTACTTGTTTAGTAATATCACTTGGGGGATTTAGTGAAGCATCGACATTTACCTTAAAGTAAACCCGCGTAGGTGATGCCTTTTGCCATTGCATTACATAAGATGGATATGGCGGCATGTAATTAACGTTATCGTAAACAGTGAACGTTGTATTACCATTCATATTGGCCCCGGGGTTATAAGTATTGAATATTGACTCAGCAACATCCGTATCAGCCCCGCCATAAACACAAATATAAACAGAATGCGCAAGAATCGGGAAATTCGTTGTTCCTTTATTTACTGTTTCTGCAGTTCTGTTTGACCATACGTAAGCATCAAGCACACCATCAGTCGCAAGTAACGCGGCTAATGTAGATGCGTCCTGATTTCGACTGTTTCTGGCAACTGATTGTCTCCGGCGAGTTTCAAAGGCGATCCGTGATTCAACATCAACACCAACGACTCCAGGGCTAGTATTATTTACAGCATCCCACCCGGAAACGGCTCGATAAATCTGGTTCAGTGAACCTGCGGCACACGGAATCGGCCCGGTTGTTGTGTTGACAAACTGCACATCAACAGAGCCTGATGAGGGTATTACAGCATTATCAATTGACTGATATATATACCCGCTCGTATCCACAGCGGTACTCCCTGCTGGTATTGTTGTTCCAACCTGACCAATGCATGTTGCTGTAACAACTGTCCCCTGAGCAGCGATCCGCTCCATAAAGTAAATCCGACCAATCCCGTCCTGGAATCTGCCGGTTGAAAAGTCAGGGTTAATTTGATTAAACAAACAAAGAAGCTTGTCGTATTCCTGAGCGATAATTTCAGTGTCAGACTGGGCGATCTGCCCTTGCGGTGAACTCAGTGACTGACTTGCGCCACCGCCAAGGGCCGTTGACATGTCTGTAAGTCTTCCCGCCAATACATCTGCTATATCGGGGACTGAAAGACCGTTTTCAGTGATGGTTACATCAGGAACAGCCGTATTTAATGTCGTCATAAGGTGGCCTGTGCAATATTACCATTGATATCTGTAACGCGGATTGTCCCGCGAGTTGTGCGTGTATTCTTGTCAAAGAAAACTGACGCCAGAGCATCCTCAACAACGGGTAATTTGAGTGCTTCAGCCTGCATTTTCTGAGCAATAAAACCAGGAGATGGTCGCCTGCCAAGAACTTCTGCCTTCCATGGGATCCCAAGTGTATTGTCGTAATAACACTCTCCTGAAAACACCAGGCATGCACTGGCGACATCCTGAGCAACAGAATATGATTCTTCTGCGATCGCCAGATTGCCATTTCCGTCAAGCGTCAAGTCCCACGTAGAAGTGTCCAGCTGCATAGTTCTGTATGTCATGTCGGTTTATCCGTTGCATTGGAATTTATTGTTGACCCACCACTTTGTATTCCTGAAACAGAATGTTTGTGATTGTTATAGTTGTCCCTTAAATTTTTAACAGTAGATGACTGTGAGTCTGCGTTATCCTGAATATCGCCACTAACTTTAAGTAAAGGCGTATTCATGTTGACTCCATCAGGAGCATCAATATTTAACGATGAGCATTTGATATTTAGTGGGTTAGGCGTGGTTATATTTATTGCACCGTCAGCGAATTCAATGAATTGAGTAGGTGAAATGTTTAATACCCCACCAAGATAAATCGCATCCGATTTACTGTGTCGTCTTTTGCTTCCAGGTACTGATTCTTTACGATTTTTTCTTACCAGTGATGTGTCTTTGTCGCATACCGCAATCAGACCAATATCACCTGCCACAGGGTCCATAATTACAGCGCTGTTTCCTCTCTGCAACCGCCATACGGGAAGATCATATAAAACCGAGTTGGAAATCATTTTTCCTGTACGGTCTGTTCTGGTTAGTAAAGGAAGAACATCAACAACTAAATCTGGTGCTTCCCCTCTGACTTCCTGAACTTTCGCTAACTCAATGAAGAAATATCCAGACATCAGCATCTCAAAAATATATTCCTGAGATTGAGCCTCACTTACCTGAGCAGGCGTTGGAGTAAATAGTTGCTTATCCATTATTCTGTTGCGCCTCTGCTCTTTGTTCCGCTGTTCTGGCGGCAATACATATTGAGTGCCATGAACCATTTGGCATCCATGATGATAATTCATGCCGAACGGAGGTTAACTTATACCTTCCGCTTGCATGTGGTAGTTCTGTTTTGATATCCACATATCTTCCAATGCAAAGGAGAGATGAATATTGCGTCTGAAACATCAGCCCCCCATTTGAAAATACAGGATATCCAACAAGTCCGTATTCTCTGGATATAAACGGAATTACATCATCTCTGTTTTTTTCTGAAGGCCAGAACTCTACTTTTGCAGGTGGCGTAGCTGACATTGCCAGTCCATAATCTGAACAGACTCTATAAAGTTGCTCAAAAACACTTCCTTCAAAATGCGGACTTCCTGATGTTGTCATCCCTTTTACATTATTAAACACAGCTTCATAACCTGCACTTGCACAAATGGATGAGATGACATCTTCAACACTTTGCGCCCCCTGTGCTGTAAACGGGCTTGCTGGCATGTTCTGCAAATCAACATTAGAAGAAGCTGTTATCATCAGGCTGCTTTCAGGAGCAGAATTCATGTTTGCTATTGATGAAAGCATCGTGCCAGAGAAAACAAGAGAATCATCGGCAAATACTTCAACATTTAGCTTCTGCCCTTCTCCAATAATACCATCAGCCTTCCCTGATATATCAGCAAGCCTTTCAATTCCTAACCCGTAAAGAGATATATCAGCCTGAGCGCCTCCCCGACCGGTAACAAAGTTCAGGGATACTGTTGACTTAACATTTCTGATGGAGATTTTATTGTTCCCATTTTTATCAAATGCTGATGATTCATTCGTGAAGTCAAACCGAAGACTGTGATTTTTATACAAGCTCGTTTTCCTCGATGTAGTACAGCAAGTAACGGCTACCCAAGCCTTCCCATTGCGGATCCGATTCCCCATCATTATCAATGAAAATAAGGTCTCCCTTAAATCCAAGGTAGGAATATCTTACCATCTTATTCCCATACAGACATGGAACGCCCTGCATAATTGGGACTTCATTAACAGTTAAATCCATGTACATAAAACTCTGTCGCTGAACAAGTTTTATATTACATTGCTGACCAGACAGACTTACCGAAATGGACTGAGATTTGCTGGGAAGAACAGATACTGTAATCATGTACTCGCCTTAACTATATTTTTTGCAATATCTGCCGCTTTTTTTGTTGCGCTGTTTGTGACTTCGAGTATTGGTTTGGATACCGTGAGGTAGCCTGAGTTTAACGGACACTCCTTCCTGAAATAGAATGGCATCAGAAGGAGCTAATAATGAGCAGAAAAACCCAACGTTACTCTAAAGAGTTCAAAGCCGAAGCTGTCAGAACGGTTCTTGAAAATCAACTTTCGATCAGTGAAGGCGCTTCCCGATTATCTCTTCCTGAAGGCACTTTAGGGCAATGGGTTACCGCCGCCAGAAAAGGGCTCGGTACTCCTGGTTCCCGCACGGTGGCTGAACTGGAATCTGAAATTCTGCAACTGCGTAAGGCGTTAAATGAAGCTCGCCTTGAGCGAGATATATTAAAAAAAGCAACAGCGTATTTTGCACAGGAGTCGCTGAAAAATACGCGTTAATCGAACAATGGCGACAACAATTTCCCATTGAAGCGATGTGTCAGGTATTTGGTGTATCCAGGAGCGGTTATTACAACTGGGTACAGCATGAACCCTCAGACAGAAAACAAAGTGATGAGCGGCTAAAACTGGAGATTAAGGTGGCACATATCCGCACTCGCGAAACATATGGAACCCGGCGGCTCCAGACGGAGCTGGCAGAGAATGGCATCATCGTTGGTCGTGACCGACTGGCACGTCTTCGTAAGGAGCTAAGGCTACGCTGTAAGCAGAAACGCAAGTTCAGAGCGACTACGAACTCGAACCACAATCTGCCAGTTGCGCCAAATCTGCTGAACCAGACGTTCGCTCCTACAGCACCAAATCAGGTCTGGGTGGCGGACCTGACGTATGTTGCCACACAGGAGGGATGGTTGTACCTCGCTGGCATCAAAGATGTTTATACGTGCGAAATTGTCGGCTACGCCATGGGAGAGCGCATGACAAAAGAGCTGACAGGTAAAGCCCTGTTTATGGCGCTCAGGAGCCAGCGCCCACCTGCCGGGCTAATCCACCACTCTGATCGAGGTTCACAGTACTGCGCATACGATTACCGGGTCATACAGGAGCAGTTTGGTCTGAAAACATCAATGTCGCGTAAAGGTAACTGTTACGACAACGCTCCGATGGAAAGCTTCTGGGGAACGCTGAAAAATGAGAGCCTGAGCCACTATCGTTTTAATAACCGGGATGAAGCCATCTCAGTAATACGGGAATACATTGAGATTTTCTACAATCGTCAGCGTCGTCACTCTCGTCTGGGGAATATCTCCCCGGCAGCCTTCAGGGAAAAATATCATCAGATAGCTGCTTAAAAAAAGAACAAATGGTAGTGTCCGCTATTGCCAGTACACCTCAGGGAAATATGTCGATAAATGGGCAATACGAACGACGGCAATGATTGCCAGAGAACTTGGTAAACAGAACAACAAGGCTGCCTGATGGTGGCCTTTATTTTTGGCATAAACAACAGAATAAACACTGCACTGTGTATTCATTCCAACGAGTGAATACACGGAGCAATGTCGCTCGTAACTAAACAGGAGCCAACTTGTTCTGATTATTGGAAATCTTCTTTGCCCTCCAGTGTGAGGGCAATTTTTTTTAACGGGGGAAATATGAGTGAAGTAACAGATTTAGTTGTTATTGAAAAAGCAAATGCAATGACTGTATTTCAGTCTGCCGACCAGATTGAAGAAATCCTTCAAAAGGTTGAACGTGAAGTTATGTCCTTTGTGCCTGATATCACAACGGCAAAGGGCAGAAAGGAGATCGCTTCTCTGGCGTATAAAGTTGCGCAGACGAAAACATATCTCGATGGTCTTGGCAAAGACCTTGTTGCTGAACTGAAGGAAATTCCAAAGCTAATTGATGCTAACCGCAAGACAGTGCGTGATCGCCTTGATGAGCTGAAAGCCAAGGCACGCCAGCCTCTTACTGATTATGAGGAAGAACAGGCGCGGATTAAAGCCGAAGAAGAAGCTAAGGCAGCAGCTGAAGCTCTCGCAAAGCAAATTGAGTCTGACCATGAAATAGCGATTTTGATGGATCGCGAATTTGACCGCCAAAGAGAAGAGGCAAGACTCAAAGCGGAGCAGGAAAAGCGAGAGCATGAAGAACGCTTAAAAAGAGAAGCTGAAGAGAAAGCCAGAGCTGAAGCCGAAGCAAAGGCAAAAGCCGAAATTGAAGCAGCAGCAAGGCGAGAAGCAGAAGCTAAGGCCGCAGCGGAACGTGCAGAGCGTGAACGCATTGAAGCCGAGCAACGAGCACAGCGCGAAGCAAAAGAGGCAGCAGAACGAGCTGAAAGAGAAAAGCAGGCAGCAATTGAAGCAGAACGCCGAAAAGCACAGGAGGAGGCAGAACGAATCCGGCGCGAGGCTGAAGCAAAAGAGCAAGCCAGAATAGCAGAAGAAAAAAGAATCAAGGACGAAGAAGAGCGTAGAGCAAAGGATAAAGCTCACCGGAGAGAAGTAAATAACAAAATACTTGCTGACCTTATCAAGGTTGGCGCATCAGAAGATGTTGCTAAAAATATCATAATAGCCATCGCAAAAGGCGAAGTATTCGCAACAAAAATAACCTACTAATAAAACCAACATAAGGAACCACCCATGATTTACGCAATCGCGGGAGGCGCTCGCATGGGTGCCTTCCAACTAAATGAATCTTTACTTGAACGAATCACCCGTAAATTACGTGACGGATGGAAACGACTTATCGACATACTTAATCAGCCAGGAGTCCCAAAAAATGGATCAAACACTTATGGCTATCCAGACTAAATTCACTATCGCCACTTTTATTGGCGATGAAAAGATGTTTCGTGAGGCCGTCGACGCTTATAAAAAATGGATATTAATACTGAAACTGAGATCAAGCAAAAGCATTCACTAACCCCCTTTCCTGTTTTCCTAATCAGCCCGGCATTTCGCGGGCGATATTTTCACAGCTATTTCAGGAGTTCAGCCATGAACGCTTATTACATTCAGGATCGTCTTGAGGCTCAGAGCTGGACGCGTCACTACCAGCAGATCGCCCGTGAAGAGAAAGAGGCAGAACTGGCAGACGACATGGAAAAAGGCCTGCCCCAGCACCTGTTTGAATCGCTATGCATCGATCATTTGCAACGCCACGGGGCCAGCAAAAAAGCCATTACCCGTGCGTTCGATGACGATGTTGAGTTTCAGGAGCGCATGGCAGAACACATCCGGTACATGGTTGAAACTATTGCCCGCCACCAGGTTGATATTGATTCAGAGGTATAAAACGGATGAGTACAGCACTCGCAACGCTGGCAGGGAAGCTGGCTGAACGTGTCGGCATGGATTCTGTCGACCCACAGGAACTGATCACCACTCTTCGCCAGACAGCATTTAAAGGCGATGCCAGCGATGCGCAGTTCATCGCATTGCTGATCGTCGCCAACCAGTACGGCCTTAATCCGTGGACGAAAGAAATTTACGCCTTCCCTGATAAGCAGAACGGCATCGTTCCGGTGGTGGGCGTTGATGGCTGGTCCCGTATCATCAATGAAAACCAGCAGTTTGATGGCATGGACTTTGAGCAGGACAATGAATCCTGCACATGCCGGATTTACCGCAAGGACCGTAATCATCCGATCTGCGTTACCGAGTGGATGGATGAATGCCGCCGCGAACCATTCAAAACCCGCGAAGGCAGAGAAATCACGGGGCCGTGGCAGTCGCATCCCAAACGGATGTTACGGCATAAAGCCATGATTCAGTGTGCCCGTCTCGCCTTCGGATTTGCTGGTATCTATGACAAGGATGAAGCCGAGCGCATTGTCGAAAATACCGCATACACTGCAGAACGTCAGCCGGAACGCGACATCACTCCGGTTAACGATGAAACCATGCAGGAGATTAACACTCTGCTGATTGCCCTGGATAAAACATGGGATGACGACTTATTGCCGCTCTGTTCCCAAATATTTCGCCGCGACATTCGCGCATCGTCAGAACTGACACAGGCCGAAGCAGTGAAAGCTCTTGGATTCCTGAAACAGAAAGCCACTGAGCAGAAGGTGGCAGCATGACACCGGACATTATCCTGCAGCGTACCGGGATCGACGTGAGAGCTGTCGAACAGGGGGATGATGCATGGCACAAATTACGGCTCGGCGTCATCACCGCTTCAGAAGTTCACAACGTGATAGCAAAGCCCCGATCAGGAAAGAAGTGGCCTGACATGAAAATGTCCTACTTCCACACCCTGCTGGCTGAGGTTTGCACCGGTGTGGCTCCGGAAGTTAACGCTAAAGCGCTGGCCTGGGGAAAACAGTACGAGAACGACGCCAGAACCCTGTTTGAGTTCACTTCCGGCGTAAATGTTATTGAATCCCCGATCATCTATCGCGACGAAAGTATGCGCACCGCCTGCTCTCCCGATGGTTTATGCAGTGACGGCAATGGCCTTGAGCTGAAATGCCCGTTTACCTCCCGGGATTTCATGAAGTTCCGGCTCGGTGGTTTCGAGGCCATAAAGTCGGCTTACATGGCCCAGGTGCAGTACAGCATGTGGGTGACGCGAAAAGATGCCTGGTACTTTGCCAACTATGACCCGCGTATGAAGCGTGAAGGCCTGCATTATGTCGTGGTTGAGCGGGATGAAAAGTACATGGCGAGTTTTGACGAGATGGTGCCGGAGTTCATCGAAAAAATGGACGAGGCACTGGCTGAAATTGGTTTTGTATTTGGGGAGCAATGGCGATGACGCATCCTCACGATAATATCCGGGTAGGCGCGATCACTTTCGTCTACTCCGTTACAAAGCGAGGCTGGGTATTTCCCGGCCTTTCTGTTATCCAAAATCCACTGAAAGCCCAGCGGCTGGCTGAGGAGATAAATAATAAACGAGGGGCTGTATGCACAAAGCATCTCCCGTTGAGTTAAGAACGAGTATCGAGATGGCACATAGCCTCGCTCAAATTGGAGTCAGGTTTGTGCCAATACCAGTAGAAACAGACGAAGAATTTCATACGTTAGCCACATCCCTTTCACAAAAGCTGGAAATGATGGTGGCGAAAGCAGAAGCAGATGAGAGAGACCAGGTATGACAACCACTGAATGCATTTTTCTGGCAGCGGGCTTCATATTCTGTGTGCTTATGCTTGCCGACATGGGACTTGTTCAATGACACCTCAGCAAGAAAACGCCCTTCGCAGTATTGCCCGTCAGGCTAATTATGAAATCAAAAAAGCCAGACAGCGGTTTCCGGATAAAAACGTCGATGACATTTGCCGTAGCGTACTGAAGAAGCACCGCGAAACGGTAACGCTGATGGGATTCACACCGACTCACTTAAGTCTGGCAATCGGTATGTTAAACGGCGTCTTTAAGGAACGGTGAACATGAAAAGCAAAATCATCAGGGAGCTACAGGCTCCTTTTTTATTATTCGCATTCACCCTCAAGCGTATTAACCAACAATTCAGGGATTAATGAAAGATGGCGGACATCATTGATTCAGCATCAGAAATTGAAGAATTACAGCGCAATACAGCAATAAAAATGCGCCGCCTGAACCACCAGGCTATATCTGCCACTCATTGTTGTGAGTGTGGCGATCCCATAGATGAGCGAAGACGCCTGGCCGTTCAGGGTTGTCGGACTTGTGCAAGTTGCCAGGAAGTTCTGGAGCTTATCAGTAAACAGAGAGGTTCGAAGTGAGCGAAATTAACTCTCAGGCACTGCGTGAAGCGGCAGAGCAGGCAATGCATGACAACTGGGGATTTGACGCGGACCTTTTCCATGAGCTGGTAACACCATCGATTGTGCTGGCACTGCTGGATGAACGGGAAAGAAACCAGCAATACATCAAACGCCGCGACAAGGAGAACGAGGATATTGCACTAACGGTAGGGAGGCTGCGCGTTGAGCTGGAAGGCAAACACAGGCGCATTACTGAGCTGACAATGTGGATTAAGCGACTGAGTTCCTCTCTCAAAAACGCAAAACCAGACAGCAAGTTGCCGGATGACGCAATGATCTGGCTAAATAATGAAGGGCTTACCAGTATAGAGGATATTTTACGATGAGCACTTTTACCATGGAATGGCTACAAAATACGATTACCAGTATTGAGTCAGCACGAGATGAAATGCCATTCGGACTCGATAACGATCAAGCACACATGCTTACAGCATTTAAAATCGCTCTCGCCTCACTGGAACGCGAGCGGGTTCGCCACGAGCATGCCAAATGGTCTGACTCCACATTTGGCTGCGTTGGCCCCATTGGTCCACTGAAACACCTCTCAAAAGAGGCTCTGGAAGCCGCAGCCGAACCTGACGATCTCAGCGAGTGGGCTGATATGCAGTTCCTGTTGTGGGATGCACAGCGCCGTGCTGGCATCAGCGATGCTGAAATTAACGTTGCTATGGAAGATAAATTGAAGATCAACATGGAGCGCCAGTGGCCTGAGCCAAAAGATGGTGAGCCTCGCTTGCACATTAAAGAACCCGGCAACTCTCCGATAATTCCGGATGGTTTACCCACGGTATGCGCTGAGGCTTATCAGGTTGTAGGAGTTATGGCAGATGCGCTTGGTGTATTCGGTGATGCAGCAGTACATGAACCGCCCCGGGAATCCTGGAGACTAAACTCCCTGAGAAAGAGGTAAACAGGATGACTAAAAATACTCGTTTTTCCCCCGAAGTCCGTCAGAGGGCGATTCGTATGGTTCTGGAAAGTCAGGGCGAATATGACTCACAGTGGGAGGCAATTTGTTCCATTGCCCCAAAGATTGGCTGTACACCGGAGACTCTGCGTGTCTGGGTACGCCAGCATGAGCGGGATACCGGAGGCGGTGATGGCGGGCTCACCACCGCTGAACGTCAGCGTCTGAAAGAGCTGGAACGTGAAAATCGTGAACTGCGCCGCAGTAACGATATCCTTCGCCAGGCTTCCGCTTATTTTGCGAAGGCGGAGTTCGACCGCCTCTGGAAAAAGTGATGCCACTGCTGGATAAGCTGCGTAAGCTGTACGGGGTCGGACCGGTATGCAGTGAACTACATATTGCCCCGTCAACGTATTACCACTGTCAGCAACAGCGACATCATCCTGATAAACGCAGTGCCCGTGCGCAGCGCGATGACTGGCTGAAGAAAGAGATACTGCGCGTATACGATGGGAATCATCAGGTATACGGTGTGCGTAAAGTCTGGCGTCAGTTGTTACGGGAAGGAATCAGGGTAGCCAGATGTACAGTGGCGCGCCTCATGGCGGTTATGGGACTTGCCGGTGTTCTCCGGGGTAAAAAGGTCCGCACTACCGTCAGCCGGAAAGCCGTTGCCGCAGGCGACCGCGTAAACCGTCAGTTTGTGGCAGAACGTCCTGACCAGTTGTGGGTGGCTGATTTTACTTACGTCAGCACATGGCAGGGCTTCGTCTATGTGGCGTTCATCATTGATGTGTTTGCCGGATACATCGTGGGGTGGCGGGTCTCATCGTCTATGGAAACGACATTCGTGCTGGATGCTCTGGAGCAGGCGTTATGGGCCCGTCGACCGTCCGGCACAGTCCATCACAGTGATAAAGGTTCTCAGTATGTATCGCTGGCCTACACACAGCGGCTTAAGGAAGCCGGATTACTGGCATCAACAGGAAGTACTGGTGACTCGTATGACAACGCGATGGCGGAGAGCATCAATGGCCTTTACAAAGCGGAGGTAATACACCGTAAGAGCTGGAAAAACCGGACAGAAGTGGAGCTGGCCACACTCACGTGGGTGGACTGGTATAACAATCGACGATTGCTGGAAAGGCTGGGCCATATCCCACCGGCAGAAGCAGAAAAAGCTTATTATGCTTCCATCGGAAACGATGATCTGGCAGCCTGAGTTCACAGATAAAACACTCTCCAGGAAACCCGGGGCGGTTCAACAGAAAGTTCTGGATAACCTGTCACAGCAAAAACTTGTTCACAGAGATGTGCTGCCGTTCTCGCTTCCGGTAATTCCGGATGGTTGGATAAGCTGTAGTGAGCGAATGCCCGCTCAAGATGATTGGATTTTAATTTATTCAAAGCACGGCGAGTATATGGCAGGACAGGTACAAGGGGAATACGTGGAGTTGAGCGACGGCACTTTATCGTGGTTAGGGAACGCCTTGTTCTGGATGCCGCTACCGGAACCGCCGCAGGGGTGAAATGATGCTTGGCCTGAAGTATTTTATGTAATTGGTATTGCTATATTTTTATCTGGGGATAAACGAATGTTCTCTCTGATTCAACGTGGTCAGATATACACCGATAGCGCTGGCTATCCAGTAAAAATCATTCGTAGTACTGATCACTCAGTGTTCTTCAAGAGGATGGATGGCTATCCTGGAAGGGTGTGCATCAGAAAATTCAATAATTTATTCGAACACATTGATCACAGAGAATATCACCAGATCCTGGCTGAAACAGAACAGGAGAACCATCTGAAAAAATTACGTGCCATGCAAAGGAGATAAGCCGATAAAGGTGTTCGCGATAAAGGTGAATATCGGCACTGAATAACAATCCTCGCACTCGCGGGGATTTCTTTTATCTGAACTCGCTACGGCGGGTTCACCGTCAAGCTTTCTTCAATGCAAAAGCCAATGTGAGGACGCTATGAATACTCAAATTTCTGTTGAAACACTTTCACCAATCACCTACAAACAAACCAACGTCATCACCAGCGAACTATTGGCGCAGTTGTACGGAACGGATGTTGTGCGCATCCGGCAAAACCATCATGAAAACAAGTCGCGCTTTGTTGAGGGGGTACACCTTCTACAAGGTCGTTGGTGACGAGCTGCGCGCTAAAACACAAAGTAGCTTTAAACTACTTTGTGAAAATTGCCCCAAATGCACGCCACCTCACCCTCTGGACAGAGCGCGGAGCCGCCCGTCACGCGAAGATGCTCGAAACGGATCAGGCACGGGACGTGTTCGAAAAACTGGAGGGCGGCTACTTCAATCAGCGCGAAAAGGTTGCCAACCATCCTCAACCAGTACCGCAACCAGAAAGTAGCCTAGACCGTGCGCGAGCCATGGAAATAGCTTTGAACGTGGCGGATCGACTGGTGAATATGTTCCCGAATCTGTCCTCAGAATCAAAGCAGGCAGCAGTAGCTGGAGTGTTCAACACGATTGTTGGTCGCGATGTTGTACCTCTGCCAGCTATCTCAGAGCACTACTACTCTGCTACGGAAGTCGGCCAGCGCTACGGTATTTCAGCCAACAAGGTAGGACGCATTGCCAATACCTACATGCTCAAAACAGAAAAGTACGGTAAGTGGTTCATCGACAAATCGGCGCACAATGACAAGCAGGTTGAAACATTTCGGTACAACGAGGCTGGAGTGCACAAAATAGAGGAACTCATCGAAGGAGAGCGAAAGGCTGCATGATTTGACAACACCGCCAGAGCTATCGCATACTGACCGCACTAGAAAATATAGGCGGTCATCCGCACCCGATAGCCTTGCGGCTTTTTATGCCCGTAATACGGCATAGTCACATCCGTACAAAGGTCGGGTGGAGAGGCGTAATACAACACCCGCAAGGGAAATATGCCCGGAGCTACCTATATTGCTCTAGTTGACACCCGATCACCAGCTACTCACTGGTGATCGCACACTGAAAAATATAGGAGGTCATCATGACCAGTCAACTCATCCCCGTATTCAACGGCACTATCGCCAACGAAACAGCCCTACTCTGCAATGCCCGCGATCTGCATGCTTTTTTAGGCGTGAAAAAGGTGTTTGCGGCATGGATTACAAATCGCATTTCAGAATACGAATTCATTGAAAATCAAGACTATATTTTGCTTTCCAATTTGGGAAAGCAAACATCTGGTAGAGGCGGTCACAACCGCAAGGATTACCACCTCACCCTCGATACAGCCAAAGAACTGGCTATGGTGGAGCGCAACGAAAAAGGACGCCAAATACGCCGATACTTCATCGAGTGCGAAAAGAAACTTCGCAGCATGCAACCAGCGCAGCAATTCACAGACGAAGAAATCATCCTCCTTTGCTACATGCAGATACAGATGGAGAAAGCACAGGATATCAGTAAACGTCTGTATCCGATATTAAAGGAACTGAACTCATCATACGCGAGCAAGCTGTACGACATCGCGTTTGAGACTTTTTACACGGTGACGAAAAACAGAGATGTACTACTCAGGGAGGCGACGCGACTTGACCAGACAAGCGCCCTTTTCGAACGGGCAAGACCAATGCTGAAAAGCCTTCGGGCGAGACAATTCGAATTTTAATCATCAAAGGAGCTTCGGCTCCTTTTTTGTTGGAGAAAATCAACCACTGCTCGCTCCCTTGCGAGTAATTGCGGAGACTTTGCGATGTACTTGACACTTCAGGAGTGGAACGCACGCCAGCGACGCCCAAGAAGCCTTGAAACAGTTCGTCGATGGGTACGCGAGTGCAGGATATTCCCTCCTCCGGTTAAGGATGGAAGAGAGTATCTGTTCCACGAATCAGCGGTAAAGGTTGACTTAAATCGACCAGTAACAGGTAGCCTTTTGAAGAGGATCAGAAATGGGAAGAAGGCGAAGTCATGAGCGCCGGGATTTACCCCCTAACCTTTATATAAGAAACAATGGATATTACTGCTACAGGGACCCAAGGACGGGTAAAGAGTTTGGATTAGGCAGAGACAGGAGGATAGCAATTACTGAAGCAATACAGGCAAACATTGAGTTATTTTCAGGACACAAACACAAGCCTCTGACATCGAGAATCAACAGTGATAATTCTGTTACGTTACATTCATGGCTTGATCGCTACGAAAAAATACTCGCCAGCAGAGGAATCAAGCAGAAGACACTCATAAATTACATGAGCAAAATTAAAGCAATAAGGAGGGGTCTGCCTGATGCTCCACTTGAAGACATCACCACAAAAGAAATTGCGACAATGCTCAATGGATACATAGACGAGGGCAAGGCGGCGTCAGCCAAGTTAATCAGATCAACACTGAGCGATGCATTCCGAGAGGCGATAGCTGAAGGCCATATAACAATAAACCCTGTCGCTGCCACTCGCGCAGCAAAATCAGAGGTAAGGAGATCAAGACTTACGGCTGACGAATACCTGAAAATTTATCAAGCAGCAGAATCATCACCATGTTGGCTCAGACTTGCAATGGAACTGGCTGTTGTTACCGGGCAGCGAGTTGGTGATTTATGCGAAATGAAGTGGTCTGATATCGTAGATGGATATCTTTATGTCGAGCAAAGCAAAACAGGCGTAAAAATTGCCATCCCTACAACATTGCATGTTGATGCTCTCGGGATATCAATGAAGGAAACACTTGATAAATGCAAAGAGATTCTTGGCGGAGAAACCATAATTGCATCTACTCGTCGTGAACCGCTTTCATCCGGCACTGTATCAAGGTATTTTATGCGCGCACGAAAAGCATCAGGTCTTTCCTTCGAAGGGGATCCGCCTACCTTTCACGAGTTGCGCAGTTTGTCTGCAAGACTCTATGAGAAGCAGATAAGCGATAAGTTTGCTCAACATCTTCTCGGGCATAAGTCGGACACCATGGCATCACAGTATCGTGATGACAGAGGCAGGGAGTGGGACAAAATTGAAATCAAATAATGATTTTATTTTGACTGATAGTGACCTGTTCGTTGCAACAAATTGATAAGCAATGCTTTTTTATAATGCCAACTTAGTATAAAAAAGCAGGCTTCAACGGATTCATTTTTCTATTTCATAGCCCGGAGCAACCTGTGAACACATTTTCAGTTTCCCGTCTGGCGCTGGCATTGGCTTTTGGCGTGACGCTGACCGCCTGTAGCTCAACCCCGCCCGATCAACGTCCTTCTGATCAAACCGCGCCTGGTACCTCTTCTCGCCCGATTCTGTCGGCAAAAGAAGCGCAGAATTTCGATGCTCAACACTATTTTGCATCCCTGACACCAGGTGCTGCAGCGTGGAATCCTTCCCCGATTACCCTGCCTGCGCAACCTGACTTTGTTGTCGGCCCGGCGGGCACTCAAGGTGTAACGCATACCACGATTCAGGCGGCGGTAGATGCGGCAATTATCAAGCGTACCAACAAGCGCCAGTATATTGCCGTGATGCCTGGTGAGTATCAGGGAACGGTATATGTCCCTGCCGCTCCGGGTGGAATTACTCTGTACGGTACAGGTGAAAAACCGATTGATGTGAAGATTGGGCTTTCCCTTGATGGTGGCATGAGCCCTGCCGACTGGCGTCACGACGTCAACCCGCGCGGCAAATATATGCCAGGTAAACCAGCGTGGTATATGTACGATAGCTGCCAGAGCAAACGCAGCGACAGTATCGGTGTTCTCTGCTCTGCGGTCTTCTGGTCACAAAACAATGGCCTGCAACTGCAAAATCTGACCATCGAAAACACGCTGGGCGATAGCGTAGATGCAGGTAACCATCCGGCGGTGGCACTGCGTACTGATGGTGACCAGGTACAGATTAACAACGTTAACATTCTCGGTCGTCAGAACACCTTCTTTGTCACCAACAGCGGTGTGCAGAACCGTCTGGAAACGAATCGTCAGCCGCGTACGCTGGTGACCAACAGCTACATTGAAGGGGATGTGGATATCGTTTCTGGTCGCGGCGCAGTGGTGTTCAATAACACCGAATTCCGCGTGGTGAACTCACGTACTCAGCAAGAAGCGTATGTGTTTGCACCGGCTACGCTGTCCAACATTTACTACGGTTTCCTCGCCGTAAACAGCCGTTTCAATGCTTTCGGTGATGGTGTGGCGCAACTGGGCCGCTCGCTGGATGTTGATGCCAATACCAACGGTCAGGTGGTGATCCGTGATAGCGCCATCAACGAAGGTTTTAACACGGCTAAACCGTGGGCCGATGCGGTGATCTCTAATCGTCCGTTTGCGGGTAATACCGGCAGCGTAGATGATAACGACGAAATACAGCGCAATCTGAATGACACTAACTACAACCGCATGTGGGAATACAATAACCGCGGCGTGGGTAGTAAAGTGGTTGCAGAGGCGAAGAAGTAA